AAAGTAAGCCGTATAATACACTGATTATAAGGATAACGTATATGGTGACTTTGGATTTTTATATACTTGGGATAATAGTGTTTATCGAAAGTTTTGATAATCATTATTACGATGAGGATGACATCAAAGTGAGCAAGATGCCTGCTGGAACCCGTGCATCCATCTCCACATTTCAACCCGTAGAACTGACGGAAGAGGAGAAGAAAGCGGCTCGTGAAGCGGCGATAAAACGTTTGACCGAAGAGCAATATGTATCGCTTAGGAAAAAAACGTCACGGGCAAGGAAAGGAGCAACTGAAGTACAACAGATGTCATTGTTCTAAATTATGGATGGTATTCTGTCTGGTAAGATTTGCCCTTATTGTGGTAATCGTACCGAATATGTGGATAGTTCTGTTATTTATGGACGTTCTTACGGGATGATATATCTATGCTGGGATTGTATGGCTTATGTCGGTGTGCATAAGGGTACAGACCGAGCGTTAGGACGACTGGCAAATACAGAACTAAGGGAAGCCAAGAAAGAAGCCCACTTCTATTTTGACCAAATAGCTAAGGCCAATCTTATCAATAAAATTTGGAAGAAACATATCCCCAACACTTCAAATAGGAATAAAGCTTATTTGTGGTTATCTATTCAATTAGGAATACCACATGAAGTTTGCCACATAGGAATGTTTGGTGTGGAGGATTGTAAACGAGTTGTTGATTTATGTAAACCGATAGTGAAAGAATATGAAGCCCTACATCATAATTTCCATGTCCCTAATAACGTATAGCGACAGGAGGATACCTCTCGAAATAGTAGAGAGCCATATACTGACAAAGCCTTTGAAGGCAATCAAGGAGAAGCTGCTTGACGCTTTCTTCACGATGAAAGACAAGCCGGTGAATGTTGAACTTAAAATAAAGCATATATGAATAAAAAGAGGGATTATATTACAGTTACAGCCGATGTGGATGTATATTTGGATGATTACTTCGATGATTTTATGGATTTAGCCTCTGATGAAGATTTGATTCAAGAAATAGAAAAACGAGGGCATAAGGTATATAAGAAAGAATGTTGCATTACCCCTTTTGGAAAACAGCCTATTGAATTTGATAATCCAACCGATTTAAAGAGGCATTTGTGTGATGTAGTTAATGTTGGCTATTGCATATCCAATGAAGAACTTATTAATGAAATAAAATCAAAATTACCATAGCTCTTGAAGAAATGAAATCAAAATACTTCGCAAGGAAAACAACAAACCAACTGAACATACCACATGAAGTTTGTCATATTGGTATGTTCGATATGGAAGATTGCAAGAGAGTTGTTGAACTGTGTAAACCATTGATAGGACAATGAAACCGAGGACGAAATTAGAGAAGCACGCAATGGCATTGGCAGGCAAGTTGCCGCCATTGACGGATGCGCAACGGAGATATGCCATTTCTCTGTTTCCAAAAATAGGCTACTATTTGAAGAAAGGTGAGGTGTGGTGCCAGTGCTGTGGGTATATCGACCGTGTGAGCAAGCCTATGCTGGCAGTATCTTTGGAGATGGAAACCCATTATTGCCCGAACTGCGGGAAATCATTGAATTTGGAACACAGACATAGCAGGAAGGCCGATTCCGAAGAAAAGCTTTATTCGGTAGTGCAATCCTTCCATGGCATGATGGTAGTACGGACATTCGATGTGCTGCGTGATAATGTGTATGGTTGCGATACCCGTATGTACATCCATGAGGTATTCCAGAATTGGATAACGGATGACGGCAAGGAAGTGATAACCGGGAAGAAATACACCCGTAGCCCGTTTCATTTCAGTTGGGATTACGATAGCAAGACAGATGTTAAGCAGCACAACGGAAGTGCTTCCGGGTATTACGAGATGAACGATGTCTTTGATGTGACGGGAAATTTTCTCTATCCGCGTGCATCAGTCACTCCCTTGCTCCGGCGCAACGGTTGGATGGGGCGATTATTGAAGATGGCACGGGTTTCTGTTGTGGATACTATTTGCCAGCTGCTTACCAACCCCTTAGCCGAGACTTTGGTAAAGACCGGGCAGTTGTCCGTTTTTGAATACATGTTGCGTAAGGATAACTACGAGATACCTTTCCGGCATGCCCTTAACATCTGCAACCGGAATCATTACATCGTTCAGGATGCTTCCCTATGGTTCGACTATCTGGAAGCATTGGCATACTTTAACCTCGACACCCATAACGCTAAATATGTTTGTCCGCCTAACCTTATGGAAGCACACGACAAGATGATGGAGCGTAAACGCAAGGTGAAAGCGAAGCGGAGTTTGGAGGAAAAGTGCAAGGAGGCAGCCAAGTGGGAAGAAGTGTACAAGAAAGACAAAGGGAAGTTCTTCGGTGTGTGCTTCGGTGACGGTGAGATAATGGTGACGGTGATAAGTAGTGTTGCCGAGATAGCGGAGGAAGGTGCGGCAATGCACCATTGCGTATATGACAATGGCTATTACAAGAGGCCGGATTCTCTGATACTTTCTGCAAAGGACACCGAAGGGAAACGCATCGAGACTGTGGAACTGAATTTGAAAACTTTGAAAGTAGAGCAGTCAAGGGCGGTATGCAATGGTGTTTCGCCTTATCACAATCGTATCATTGGTCTTGTGGAGAAGAATATAAATCTAATTAAACAACGAATGACAGCATGAAAGAATATATAGAATTTCTGAAAGACAAGATGGCCATCAGCCGTCAGACCGGGTTCGAGGTCAATCCGGATGAACTGACACCGTCGTTATATCCCCATGTGAAAGATACTGTTCGCTGGGCGGTGTCCGGTGGTTGCCGTGCGATATTCTCCAGTTTCGGTATGCAAAAAACCGTAACTCAGTTGGAGATACTTCGGGTAGTCCTGAAACACAAAGGTGGCAAAGGGCTGATAGTATGTCCCAAGCGTGTAGTCGTTGAGTTTCTTACACAAGCGGAACAACATCTGCACATGAAAGTGACCTATGTACGAACTATGGCTGATGTGATGATATGTCCGACTGACATCATGGTTACGAACTACGAGCGTGTGCGCGACGGTGAAGATGGTGTAAGAATAGAACCTTCCTACTTCACCGCAACATCATTGGATGAAGCGAGCGTATTGCGTGGTTTCGGTACCAAGACCTATCAGGAGTTCCTTCCCTTGTTTGCGGATGTTCCCTACCGCTTTGTCGCCACCGCCACGCCATCGCCCAACAGATATAAGGAACTGATACATTATGCCGGTTATCTCGGTGTGATGGATACCGGGCAGGCGCTTACCCGTTTCTTTCAGCGTGACAGCACGAAGGCGAATAACCTTACCCTTTATCCGCACAAGGAGAAGGAGTTCTGGTTGTGGGTAAGTACATGGGCGTTGTTCCTCACCAAACCGTCCGACCTTGGTTACCCCGATACCGGATATGAATTGCCGGAACTGCGTGTACATGAAGAAGTGGTTAGTGTTGATAACTCCACTGCCGGAACCGACCGTGACGGACAAGTGAAGATGTTCCGTGAGGCTGCTCTCGGACTTGCCGACGCAGCGAAAGAACGCCGGGACAACATGCAGGAAAAGATTGCCCGTGTGGTGGAAATCATTAACCGTCCTGAAAACAAGAACGACCATTTCCTTTTATGGCATGACCTGGAGAATGAACGGAAGGCTTTGTGTGACGCCATACCCGGCTGTAAGGCTGTGTACGGTTCGCAGGATGATGAGGAAGCCGATGAAGTGATAGCGGACTTTAAGGACGGCCGTCTGAAATACCTGGCCGCCAAACCGGAGATGCTTGGTGAAGGTTTGAACTTCCAGTACCACTGCCACAAGGCAATCATGTTCATCGACTACCGTTTCAACGACAAGCTCCAGGCGATAGCCCGTATCTACCGTTTCATGCAGCAGCATCCGGTTGACCTTTATCTGGTATATGCGGAAAGTGAGGGCGAGATATACAAGAGCTTCATGCAGAAGTGGGCGCAACACCGCGAGATGGTAGCCAAGATGACCGATATAGTCCGTGAGAATGGTTTGTTCGGCTTGCAGGCAGAGGAAAAGATGATGCGGTGGATGTTTGCCAGCAGGGAAGAAAAGTCCGGTAAACTGTGGAGGGCCATAAATAACGACAATGTTCTTGAATGCCAGACTATGGAAAGTAATTCGGTGGACTTGATTGTAACCAGCATCCCGTTCTCCAACCACTATGAGTACACTCCGACCTATAACGACTTCGGGCATAATGAGGACAACGGCAAGTTCTTCGAGCAGATGGATTATCTTACACCGGAGCTTATGCGTATTCTTAAACCCGGTAGGTTAGCTTGCATCCATGTGAAAGACCGTGTACTGTTCGGCAACGCTACGGGTGACGGTATGCCCACTATCGACCCGTTCAGTGAAATGACTGTATTCCACTACATGAAACACGGTTTCCGCTACATGGGGCGCATCACGGTGGATACGGATGTGGTAAGGGAGAACAACCAGACTTATCGGCTTGGATATACAGAGATGTGCAAGGACGGTTCAAAGATGGGTATCGGTTGTCCTGAATATGTCCTTCTTTTCCGCAAGCTTCCTTCCGACACCTCACGGGCTTATGCTGATTTGCCGGTGACAAAAAACAAAAGCGAATATTCGTTGGCCCGTTGGCAGATAGACGCTCATGCAAGTTGGAAATCTTCGGGTAACTCTCTATTGAGTTACGAGGACATGAAAGGGGCCGGCATTGACAAGATACGCCACCTATTCAGGAACTACGAGCGTGGGCACGTCTATGATTATGAGGAACACGTATCATTCGCCGAAGAGCTGGAGGCATACGGAAAACTGCCAAAGACATTCATGGCCGTTGACCCGGTAAGCAAGAAGCCCTGGATATGGGATGATGTCACCCGGATGCGCACGCTCAATACCAAGCAGTCGCAGAAGAAACGGCAGAACCACATCTGCCCCCTTCAGTTAGATATTGTCGAAAGATTGATTGAACGGTATTCAAACAGGGGTGAACTGGTGTTTGACCCGTTCGGAGGTATCGGCACCGTTCCCTATTGCGCTATCAATCTGGGGAGGAAAGGTCTGTCAACCGAACTCAATTACGACTACTGGAAAGATAGTCTTTCATATCTGTATGAGGCAGAGATGGAGGTCAGCGCACCCACATTGTTCGACTTAATGAATGATGCCGTATGAACATTTATCATACAGAACCCAGATTCGACTGCGAAAGATTCGCTCCATGCGGGCGCATCTCCCTGCACAAATGCCGGAAATACAAAGGCAGACTGGATGAATGCATGGGATGTACGCTTGTACGCCGTAAAGTCAAAACGGTTGCCGGCACGGAAGCCGGAAGAAAGGTTTGTCCGCATTGCGGACGTTCCCTTCCGCTCCACCGGTTCTATAACAGGACTGTCAGATATGGGGATAAGGAATACCGATGTCTCACCTCCTGGTGCAAGATGTGTATGAGTGAAGTCGCAGCGGAAAGAAATCGCAATAATTAATTAAAATTTCCAATGAAAAATGTAACGAAACTTGCCAAGAAGTCAGCCGGACTTAGCCAAAAATGTTCAATTTGCCCACTTATGCAAAGATGCACTTTAGAAATCCATAGAGCTTGTTTTGACAGCTTTGTGGAGGGCTTTAAGAAGGGGGCTAAAGCAGCAGAAAAAGAAATAAACAAGAAATTCAAAACAGAACAATAATGAGTAAAATGGACGCATTGCAGATATATGCTGCATTTTTAAATATGATTGAAATTCTTGATAACTACAAGCTTTTCAAGAACTCTGATGGAACTCATGCCATTGACGTGGAAATCAAGGGTTATAAACAGAGTTTCAAAGCAGATGATATTTATAATTTAATGAATCTACTTGGCGACTGGCTATGCAAATTACCTAAAAGCACATGGGTTGAATTTAACTTTTAATAAATTAGAAATGAAGCAAATAGTGATTGGCGATAAGCCTTTAATGCAAATATCAGAAGAGGATATTTTGCAGGTTGCAGTAATTCAAGGATGCTGCGCTCATCCTGACTATTGGAATTATCCAACTTTAACCGAGTATGATAATACCATGTTTAGAGATTCAGTATGGTGCTCATACAAATCTACACGGAAAGAGGATAATTGAGATAGTAGCGAAATTACTTTCTTTTTTAATCCCAAAGATTTGTCCTACCACACTATCATAGAGAGTGGTCAACAGAAAAATGGCATGGAGAACGTCTTGGGTTAAATGCAATAAAGTTCTTGATTGAAAAAGGCTATGATGTGCCAATTTATTAATTCAAATACATTCAGATATGAACAGAATACAGGAATTAGAAGCTGAAATACAGCGTATTAAAGAAAGTAGAAGCTGATAAAAAGAAAGCAATGTATCAACATTTTGTTGGTAAGTATGTGCATAGAGCGCATACTTCGTATGAAAAGATTATCGGCATAGATCATATTGATACAGACGAATTTGGCGACGAAGTGGTATTTGATAGTATTCATGTATATTACGATAATAGAGGTGATGAATATAATAATGATGCGAGTATCAATTTGCAAGGCTGGGGACAAGCCTATGCCGAAGAACTTGAAAAACAACTAATACCCCATGAAGCTTTCAATAAAGCACTGAATGATTGTATCGATTTAATAAAACGTAGATTAGAGTAAAACAAAATAGAAATGAGGCAAGTTTGCAAGGCTTGCCCCATTATGGCGGTTTATGTTTTTAGATACTATCTGATAGTGTAAATATCAGCGATAATCTAAAAGGTTTGACTTGGAGTTAATACAAAGCTCCCTGTCACGACTAAGCAATAGATAATGCTTATGGAGCTTATAACTGCAAGAATAAAACACAATGTGTCTAACATAAACTACCCAATCAATTGCCATTTAGATTGGGCTTTTATACGCCCAATCTAATTTTTAAAATATTTAAACATATTTCAAATATTAAATTGCCGACAATATTATCGGTGGAACAAAGATATGATAAATAAAACGAAAGAGCAACAAGCTATTGGTTTTCTTCGTAGCATGGAATGCGATCATCCCTTAAATCTAGGTTTTTCCGGTGGTAAAGATAGCGTTGTTATTCTTGACCTTGCAGAACGGGCAGGCATTAAGTATAACGCCATCTACGCCAACACCACAGTAGACCCGCCGGGAACAATTAGCTTTATAAAGAAGAATTATTCACAAGTGCAGATTATGCACCCGGAGAAGTCGTTTTTTAAGTTAGTGGAGGAAAAGGGATTTCCTTCCCGGTTACGTCGGTTCTGCTGCGAGGAACTGAAAGAACGATATGGAATTGGTAAGCGAAGCATTGAAGGAATGAGAGCTGCCGAAAGTAGAAATCGAAAAGATTATGAGCCGGAGCAGTGTGATACAAGAAAATGGATGAAAGGCGCAAAGCATATTCTTTCTATCCTCACATGGACAGAAGAAGATGTTTGGAGCTATATCCGAAAATACGGATTACCATATTCAAAGTATTATGATGCTCCATATAATTTGAGCCGTCACGGTTGTGTCGGCTGTCCTCTCTGCAATTACAAGCAGATGCAATTAGAGTTTAAGATGTTTCCCGGTTATGCTCAAAGTGTGATAATAGCCGTTGAAAGATATATGAACACTCACCCTAATGGGTTTCTTGCTCGCAACTTTGCAGACGGTTATGAAGCTTTCTATTACTACATCAACGAAATACCTATTGCGGATTTTCATGAGCAAAAGAAAGGGTTATTCAGATTTAGCGCAAGGGAAATTATTCGAAGAGAAATTTTAAATCAATTAACGTAATACGATATAGATATGAAACAGACAGTAGAAGAAGCGGCATACGATTATGCTGCCCAAAAAACGAAATTCAGAAAAGACGTTCTGAAAGAAGTAGATGCTGATAATTACGTTTACCGTCACTCTGATTGCATGGAAGATTTTCAGTGTGGTGCCGAATGGAAGGCAAAGCAATCACCTTGGATAAGCGTAAAGGAGCGACCGCCAAAACATAATATTGAAGTTATTATATGCCATGAACGCGAATTTTATATAGGTAAAATGTATCGTTCAATGCAATCAAATTGGTGGAGGGTAAACAAAGATGAAAGAACTGATATGATAGTTAGCGAAGATGATTCTTGGACACCTATACCCGTCTTTCGATGAGATACTCGAAGCAAACAAGGATGTACTGGAACGGATTAAGGAGAAAGGAGATTGAATAATGGAAAGAGGGAAAATATTAAAGCTATCAGATTTGAAAGACATGCACGGCTCTATTACTTTGGAATATACCGGGATTCTTTATGCTGGTGTAGATAGGGAAAAGAAGCTCCGTGAATTGGCAAAAGTTAATCCGCAGGAGTATTGTCTTGCATTAGGAGTGAATGATGATAGTGAAATTTTCAAAGACATTTCGTCGGGTTCCTTAGTGTCGCCGATGAAATTTTTTAAAAGACTGAAAGGAGAATAACTATGGGATTTACAACACCGTGCTTTATACGCAAAAACACACCGGATCTTCGGAAGAAGCTGGAAGAATTAGGATACAACCATCCTACTGATGTAGTTGAAGATGAAAGGTTTTGTATTGCTACATCACCAGTTAACTGCAATTATCATATTATTATTAAAGGGGCTTTTGATGATACAAATCCTTATTACACATGGAATTGTGCTGGAAGAATTGATTGCGGAACCAACGAGGAGCTTTTCTTGGCTATTGCCGCATTGAGAGATGATACAGACAAGAACCAATGGTTGGTATTGGACCATGACAACATATGGGAAGCGGTCGGATGCTACCAATACAAAGGGGATTTTATTCTTTGCAATCATGACCGGTGGTATTGTGGGACAGACGTAGCACAAGCACACAAGGCTACTGTAAAGGAATTGCAGGAACTATTCTCCCAAAAGATTCAAGTTCCTCAAATAGAGTGGAATATAAATGACGTCATAAATAAAGATTAGTATCATGGAACAGAACAAGAAAGAAGTGGTCTTTGACGGCAAGGACCTTATATTCGATGTGGACGGAATAGAAATCAGGAACGGGAAACTGCCTGATTCCTTCAGTATAAAAGAGCGTTATGAGATAAGCGCGGAAAGCCTTACCAAGCTTGTCGTAGCGTTGGGTGAAGGGAATGCACTTACCGAATTTAATGAGGTACGAGGGAGTTACGGTGTTTTTAAAGCAGAAAGAACTATATATCCATTAAAAGATGATTATGTCAAGAAGCTTGCCGAAGAAATTACCAGGTTGGAAAACAAGGCCAATTCCCTGCAAGAAAAGGTTTATGCAGAACGCAGAAAAGCTTCTGATGAAGGATACAAGCGCCACCTGCTGGAAAACTTGATTAAAGAGCACAACAAACGCTCATGGTGGGGACGGGCAGAAAAGATTGAACTGAAAACAGAGGAGTGAGAATGGACCTGAGAATAATAGATTTCCCGGAATACCCATGGAAGACCTTGAATGTGCATAAGGACTTCAGCTACTCGTTCAACATCAGTCCGGGAAAGAAAATAGAGGGGGATTTGTTCGATTCCTCCAAGATGAAAGTTGTGTCCTACAATGAAAACAGCCATGTGCAGATATTGGCTGTATGTGACCCTTACGGGCCGCCTTTCTATGTACGCAGGGATATGGACGGTTTGTTATGGTCCTCATGGGTAAAAATAGAGGAGGAGCATTTCTGGCAAGAGATTAATGGTTGTGCAGAAGCCATTAATTTCCCTCCTCTGTGTACGTCTCATTATTATTTTTAAGTATTATGAAAAATGAATCGTTTGAAAGGGCTAAAATCCTTAAGGAAGAGATTGAAAAGTGCAATTCTCTTCTTGAGTTAATTCTAAAAAGCAGTAAAGAATGCTTCGTTAATCGCGATGCCGTCAGGACATCCGGTGATATTGCGGTTATCACTCTTCCTAAATATTGTACTCAGTACATTATAGATGGACTTTATGCAAAAAAATGCCGACTGGAGCAGGAATTTAAAGAGTTATAAATCAAAACAAGAAATAGGAGGAATAATCATGAAAGCACATGTAATGAAACTTGAAAACAACTGTGTAATTGTTGACGAGGAATATTTTAATGAGATAAAGAAGAAGGCAGAATCCAACCAAGAAAGGATAAACGAGATTGCCGAGGAAAAGTTTTTGGAATATGTCAAAGAAAGCGGTATCGAACTTTCCTATGAAGTGAACGGAATACCTTATATGTTTCATTATGATTTGTTGAATGAAATAAATTATGAAGAAAGAGGATATCCGGAATCCGTGTCAGAAAGGGTGAAGCATACTATCGCAGACGATATAACACAGTCTTTAAACAATAAGCTTAAGGGAATAAAAGATGAAGCTTTGAATTATGCCTTAAGTGAGTTTGACAAACAGAAACACGGTTTAGAGGCTACTGTAAAAATATGGAAACATTTCGCATTAATCTTTATCATTACGACTATTGTTTTAATAATTAGATTATTGTTTATATAACTATGACAGAAGAACTTGTAACATTAGAGACAGCGAAGCTGCTGAAAGAGAAAGGGTTTCTACAAAGGAAATATTTTATAAATGTTTCTACTTTGCATAATTGTTATAAATACCTATCTGTTCCACCTCAATCGGTAGTTCAAAGGTGGCTTCGTGAAACCAAGGACCTGCATATTGAAATATCCTATATGTATGAAAATTATTGGATATATGATATACTAACAATTCCGAACCATGACTTAGTAGGGTTGTCGGATAGACCTATTATCCATTATAAATCCTACGAGGAAGCACTTGAAGCCGGAATACAAGAAGCGTTAAAACTTATATGATTATGAGAAGATTTATATATATACTGGTTTCTATCATTATATCATATCTAATTTGTGTATATGAGTATAATACGTGGAATTTTATTGCAGGGTTAGAGCCTTCGCAAGCTTGCGAAAGATTAGCCAAATACGCTTTTTATTTCGTGATATGGTATTGGGTTGCGAAAGCTGTTGATTTGTTTAATGATTAACGAATAAGAGTATATAATTATGAAAGCAAACCTTATTTTCTTTCTTGCAATATTCATCATATCAGCATTATTCATCGGTCATTTCCGACTGACATTCTCACCGTTCAGCATATCACTTCCTTATTGGCATAGAGCTTTAGGAGTAGTCCTTATTGTTGCAGGCTGTTTGGTTTACAATATAGGGGAGAATGTAGCCGGGTATAAGAAAGGGCTTGATAACGGCATGGAAATAGTCTTGAAACAATTGAAGAAACGGTATGAACGACCAGGTGATTAATAAAGAAAAGATATTGCCAATGGTTACAAAAAAAGGCTATCTATCCCAGGTAGCTTATTTTTACCACCTAACTTGCTGAATATCAAATGTAAACTAAGGTGGCTGAGT